CCCTTATGTTGGCCCCAATCTTCCACGGGGAAGATCAGGTCATAGTAGCTATATCCACGGGAGCTACCGAAGTCCAATTTTAGGATGGCTGGACAACCACGGCTTTCGCCTCATCGAGCAACTCTGCTCGGAGCAGTTGCGAACTGCACGACACGTATGTCTCATCTAGCGATCGTCATCTGCTAGGAAAGCGATTTTGTCGCAGCTATGTAGCCTCAGCTTCTGCTGAAATCGAAAATAGGATTTAAGAGTGAACCTAATCATCGAAAATCATATTCTCTCATCTGCTATACTCAAGCAGGCATCGGCTATGTTTTAGCCGGAAATTTTGTTTGAAGTTTGAGCTTCCGATTTGTTGTGGATAGCTCATAATTTTCGTGGAGATTTCAATCTCCTTTTGGAGCAATGTTAAGGTAACATTGCACAGTTAGAACTTTCCAAGAACGTAATTTGTTGATGAACGGTCTGGAAAGGTGTGGATCTCAATAACGCAGCATCAATAATCTAGCATTGGATAAGGGGCCAATGTTTTGATTAATATCAGCATCATCGTTTTGAGCCACGGAGAGCTAATTACGACTATCCTCAATTGGAAAATCTAGGCAATCTATTTGAATGTTCATTATTTTTATCTTCAATTCGAGTTTCACTCTTGCCATCTTCGCTTTGATGATAATCGCTGTTCTGTAAATCCTTGCAAGTGATATGTTGATGACGTTTTGAAAAGATATTCTGTTGCTCATCATTACTTTCGATGTCTTAACGTGTTACCTCATTATTAAAGAAATATATTTCCGTCTTTTCTTTCTTAGTTATGAGTTCTTACAAGATCTCCAGGAACGAATAGCTGCTATCAAGTTTTTTTTGCTCATTCGCTTGATGTCATTGTTCAATTTTTGCAAATATTTCACGTTTCCTTCATTTAACTAAGCTTCACTAATCACAATTGATACATTTTCCTGAAGCTTGTGAATTGAGTTAATCTCAGTATTAGTGAATTTTGCTCCTGAAACCACAAGGTAATTGAGTCTATTCATCAAGAGAATATCAAATAAGCTAGTTAATCCGATGCCAGCATACTAGTTGATTTCGTTTTCATATTAATACCCCAGAGCTGTCGGATCTGCGAATGCATGTTCAATCTTCTCATCAACTTGAAACTCGAATCCTGTTGTAGATATCTTTCCGTCTTTAGAAATGAAGCCTTGTTCAAATGCTCCATACTATAGTGCTCTTGCTATAAGGATATCTTAGCACAGATGTGACATTTTTTCAGCTTTAAGCCCAACAGCTAATGCCAACGGATGCAAGCATGGATTGTTCACGATATGATCATTCTTCTTTAAGTACCATTGTTTTGTAGTCAGCAACTTCCTCGGATCTCTATACAATTTCCAACTTTCTAAAGATCCAGCACAGAAACTAACTTTGCTGCAAAAGTCAATTTACCAGAAATTGCCAAGTCGTATTTTCTCATGATCGATAACTTGTCCAAATCCAATGTTGATGTCATTTGCTTTTGATGAGGAAGTTCGAAGTCTTATGACACGATTTAACTATTCGACCATTGATTCTTTACACATTACAAAAGTGTCATCTCCAGCTGCATAATTCATTATGCCTTTTGAGGTTGAGTGCTCGAAATCCCATGGATCAGTAATTCCAAAAGCCTCAATAATGTACAACCAATCAAACATTAAACTATGAAACGTGTTCACCAAGGTTGTCCCTGCTGGATCTCCAGAAGTTGTTGTGCCGAAGATTGGCATGCATATCCAATTTCTTTCGTCAGCGAAAGCCGTTTCGTTAAATAGCTTTTTCGCTTGTTACATCTTTTCAGTGAATTTTGGTCCTCGAACATCGGGAAGCTCGAAAAAGAGATAATTATCAAAATCTGTTATGCTGTGATGGAAGTTCTCAACATAGAATTCAAGCGGTTATGTCATCAAGGAGGGCCAATTTCTGCACAATTATTCAAACCACCATCGAATTAATGTGTCCTTCATTACATCAAAGAACGGCTTGGCAATTGATTGTCTCACAGGTCCTTTCTGATTCCCATCAAAGGCAGATCCATCTTTGCTTGTACTAAAAATCTTTTCTGAAGTATTTTTTGAGCAGTACTTGACACCATTTTTGAATAGATCTTGCATTTATTTCTTCGGCAATCCTTGCACAAATCCTGGCAGAATTTTCTTTATTATCGGGAATATTGCCGATTGCCAAACTTGAACAAATCCGACATCTGCCGTGTTACAAATTGCTCTCGGTCTTTAATCTACGCCATGCATGAATCCATCTGCGTCAACATAGGAACCCTAGCATTTAAGGAAGACTTATCCTTTCTTTGGGAAAACCGTAAATGCTTTCAGCTTAGGAGTTTTCCCTTTCGCGTGTTATTGAAATCCGAGTATGTACTTCAACTTTTTCTGAGCGCTGTACCCCGTCTTCTTTGCATTTCTCTCAATTGGATCGAAATTTCTAAAATGTTGCCTGATTTCATCTTAATTTTCAAGCACTTTCTGATGGAACCATTTCATAAATCTACCAATATGAGGTTTTGCCCAATCCACATAGTCAGGGTCGACAGATACTTTACTGACAATTAGTCGTTTCCACACTGCGCATATCAGATCATGTCGCGTTCCTGCAAATTAAAACTATTCTCTAGTTTATGCACCAGTCATGATCTCATATCCTGTTCGGACAGCTCTTCCCGTAAGCTGCATCGGATACAATTGTCCTCGTCTCAAGATCTGTGGTGTCGGATGATCTGTTAGCCACTTTCGAACTGATGCCGTTATTGCTGCATAATAGCTATCTGGAACGCTATCAAGGCGCAAACTTCGATGGACGTCTGTGATTTCGTCTGGCTTCACAGGCTTAGCAACATAATATGCTTCCAAAGTTCGAAGGTTCTCAGGTCGAACAATCAATGTCTTCTCGGGTTTCCCTTGAGATATGAGCTTGGTGAGCTAGTCACGGATGGTGTAATAGCTATCGAACTTGCTGAAAAGCTTGTCACCATCTATCCCTGTACCTTTGATCAATTTTTGTCCGATTCTTGTCATGTCGGTCTGCTATCCTTCAAGAGTGCTTTAATAGGTGCTTGAATAAAAGACTCCTGTCTGGCTGAGTTTGGCAATAATCACGTTGGCTTTGTTAACCAAGAAAACCTATTTCGCTTCTTCATCAAAAGCGAGTTCCAATTTCATTCCTTTAAGACGCTAATATTTGTTTTGGGCTTGTATCAGGAACGTCGGCTTGGTCTTCCAAAATTGCCAGAAGAATCCCTCTTGAGGCATAGCTTTCTGCAGCTCGATTTACTGATGGATCGATATCTGTTTGCTTCTGACCTCCTATACGTTGGAATTGTCCATTTTCTTCGCTCGTCCGCACACCATCCGCAGCATCTGGACTTGATCAGTTTGTGAGTATTAGATCGTCCGTTCTTTTCTCCAAATCAAGTATTGCCGTTGAGTTCTGGTGTATGTCTGGTAATATGATAGCATATAGCCTCGCGGAAATAAGCCGAGGTTGATTAGAGGTATTTTAGCCATATACCTGTTGAATGAGATTTTTACGGCTTCAGGATCTGCACTCCACAAATAGATCCATTTCGTTACTGCACAAGCCATTGATCGCATGCTATCAAGCGTGATGGTTTTCGTATCTTCATGCCACCACATTTTGATGTCTCTGAACAAGCCTCGTTGTCTTTGATGAGCAGCCAGTTATTACTTCATTGAGACTGCCTTCAACATCTTCTCATAATCGGCTCTTTACCATTTAAATGGTTCAAAGAATTTCCTCAATTTTTACAGTGTAGCAAGCGTGACATTCGTCATTGAACAGATAAGATCATGCAGAACAGTGAAGAAATAGCTCTTCTCAGTATTAAAGTCGGGACCGCATAGTTATGTTACTTCTCGCTTGTCTGTAGCGCACTGTGTTGCGAAAAATTGGTAGTGTCCGCAATTGATTGTACGCGCAGCAAAAGGAACATAAGTGGCTGGATGAGTATAGACTTGACTGTTTCCGTTAGTATTCATCAAGACATGATAATGTCCGTGCTTGCTTACGATGCGAATCATGCCTTACATCTGCATCATCATAGTTCTTCCTGGCATCGATGAAAAATTAATTCCAGAGATCAAGTGAGTGCCATAATTTGCAGGCTTCCACTTCGAGAGATAATAATGTGTATCATGCTCGAAATATATGATCTTCGCGTGGTCAGGGATGATGCGAGGGAATTCTTCTACTTTGATTTTTCTGATGCGATCAAAGAAAGTTCTCGATTTGAAATCTGCACCTGGCTGATACTGATGAGCTGAAGTTCTGTGATACTCTTCGTCAGCTTGTACTACATCAGGTCGAATTGGGACATACTGCGTCCAATGCTGTTTTATAATAGTCGGCAGAATTTACTATATCCGTTCCCATCTCATATCGTTGAAGACGTTGGGAAGTTCGTTGAATGTATCCACATAGCTATCGTAGATATCAATTTCCTGGTATGTCGTTCGTTCCCGGTATTTCTCGAGATGGAATTGGAGAGTTGGGCCATAAGCTGCCTTGAGGACATCTGCTTGCTGTTTCGAATAAGCTTTGTCGATGATGTCATTCCAAGTGGCGATGAAATATTTCCTTATCCAGTTCTGGACTTTGACAGCTTTTGCTCCAGGTTCAATAACAATTGTCCGCTCTGATGTCATAGCTGCAAACATCAGTTAGCGGTTCTCTATCTCCATCAAATTTGAGCACAATCGATTCAGCTTATGACCATGATCTTGATTGGCAGTCTTCAAATTATCTTGGAATGAAAAGCCGAATCCTTGACTCTGCAGGAATTTGAGCTAATCTTGTGAATAGTTGCCATTTAGTATTGGCTCGATCTTCATAAAGCCAACTTTTGCATTATCCTGCTTGCTTTTGCTTTATTTTGCCAGATTTGTCGAAACATTTGGATTGAACATGCTCATCATTGCCCCAATGTTGTTCGACTTAAACGAAAACTCTTTCAATTTGAATGCTGGAATGCTGATCGTTTCAATTGATCCAGTGAAGTTTTTCAAGAACTGTGCCGTTGGCTCACTGAAAGCGCCCACCTTTCGATATTTTGTGGCTGTTATAGTGCCGATTGGAGCAAATTCTTCTGGGAATCTTGCTCTCCAAATTCCTTTGAGCAACTTCCTGTTTGACTCATTCTCATAATCCATTATCTTGAGAGCTTACACGCATTTATCATACATCTATTCGCGGAACCAGTATGCAAAATAAACAGCAACTTCATCTGGGTCTTACGTGTAATTGTCTTAGCACGGGTTAATCATCTTGATCTTTCGAACAGCCTATTTCGTGATCCTCTTCCTCATTTAGCTTTTCTATGAGGTTTCGATCTTTGCCAGCCTTATTAAGTCAATGTCATGACGTAATAATTTGAGGCGTTCGTTCTTCTCATGGTTTAGAAGGAGTTTAAGCTCTTCTATCTACCTATCTCTTGGATCGATCTATCGATGAGGCAGATTTTATTCTTTAGCTCTGGTCATGTTTCGGCGCTTGCGAGGTTGTGATGGCTACCGGATGATATCAGCTGAAACATTGGATTTGCGGTTCTTGTGAGATTCACGTTTATGCTTTATTTCCGCATTTGCTAAATCTGGAATCGTCTGTCTGAGAATTTTGACTAGATTAGCTATAGGGATCTTAGCATTTCTCACAAAAGCCATTGCGTGATAGACTCCTAAGCCTTACTACAGAATAATCGTGGGTCCTGCGATCTGATCGAGCTTTGATCCTTTGAGTAAAAGATTGATTTTGAGTTGACGACAGAGAGCTTTCAAATTTTCCAATTCTAGAGATCCATCATTCGAAGTATCACCAATGTGACGTTTCCAGTTAGTGAAGAGGACAAAGAGAGTTGTTTCTGCTTAATCCCTGAGTCGAGGCCATTGCTGCTTGAATGCCTAGCCATACTCAACTTCCATGCCGAGGTTCTCCAGATCTTGAACACCTTTGAATTCCAGTAGATTGAAAAGTGAGTAGAATACACAATATTGATCAGGAGACTGGAATAAATACCCATGCGACATCTTTTTAGCAAATTTTGATGGGTAGTGCTTTCGGAGTCGAATTTCAGTTGAACACGCTTAGAAGTCTCTATACTCTTAGATTGTGAGCAATGGCAAGATAGATTCAACTTCTTGTCCCCGGCCTGAAACCTTGACATTTTGCAGCTTTCCGCAGAGTCGTTAAGCTTTCCAATGAATGAATTTGGAGAAGTCTTCTCTCTTTAGCCTTGGTGACAAGCCTGCGATGAAGGCACTAATCAAAGATCTAATGTCTTAATCCTGCTTCATCCCGTCTTCAATATTTGTTATGAAGTCATCTGAAGAATCCGTGAGTTTGATCCAAGTAAAGAGAAAATCAAAATCAGGCTTGAGGTTTTTCTGCAC